GTATAAGAAGAAGAAATGTTTCACAAAGTTTGAGTTAATGTTTAAAACTATAAACGCACCAGCACGCACCATCAATGCACGAGAGACGGAAGTACAATGTATACTTGGGCCAATCATGTGTTCCATAACAAAAGCGATAAAACATGGTTGGGGGCAAAAAGGATACGCCACAATGATAGGAAAGGATGCAGTACAAGACGTTATAGTCTATACAAGTGGCATGGATAGATCACAGATGGGTGAAGTAGTAAATTATTTGTTGAGATACCACAAGTATACTTTCATTGGAAGCGACTTTAAGAAATACGACTCAACTCAGCGTTCCCCTGTTAATTTACTCGAAATGGAGTATTACAGGCATATGCTCCCACGGAGATATCACTGTTTAACTGATGAACATGTCAGATATGGAGCAGGAACCTGGAAAACCGTAGGGCGAAGTTATTTGGATAGAGGTAAAGTCACTGCAGAGGTAGTTGGGACCCGTGCATCCGGGGATCCCCAAACCACAGTATGTAATACTATACTAACCGCAAACTTGTTACTTTACGCATACACGAAATTTTACGGTGAACAATTAATTGAAGATGGTTTTAAAATACTTGTGTGTGGGGATGATTCATTAGTGTTTTTACCAACCCAATACAAGTTTACAGAGAAAGTCTTTTCTTCACTTGAAGCGTTTGGCTTTGAATTGACATCAGAGCATTTTGATAATATATGCCAGGTGGAGTATTGTTCATCATTTTTCTATCGAGCGGAGGTGAATGGTAAAGATACATATTATATGATGCCAAAATTAGGTAACATCCTATCCAAATCAGCGTTAACGACAAAGAATTATGAGATGTATTTAGGCAAAATGTGGCAATTTGCAGCAAAGAAAGTTGAGGGGATATATAACGAGATGTATATGTTCCCAGAATTTGCCGAGTTCTACGGTGGTTTATACAATCAATTTACACAGTTTGCATCCAATAAAGGAATGGATGAAGTAAAGTTGAGGTATATCAAACCGAGCAATGCAGTCCGAGCAACGACCAAAACAGTTGAGGATCTAAGTATAAGATATAATGTAAGTGAAAGTGAGTTTAGAGAGTTTTTGAGACGTGTAAGCATGTCAACACAACACTCTCCGGATTTCACCTGTGAGGTTGCAAGATCCATCGCATTAAAGGATCTTCCAGTTTATAGTGAGCGAGAATGGCAGGAGTTTGAGGAGTTCTCACAATGGGGTTACACATCCAGTGTTAATTCCCGTTTGTATTAGCCTCAAATTATCCTATGTGGTTAATTCCACTGTAGGCCTAGCTCGAAAGTACCGTAACATAGAGACTGTATCTAATATAAATGATTTATCATTTATTTTCTAAACTAACTCAAGCGAGGTGGTCTGGTTCGCTTCCCGAGCTTGTGGGTAGTTTTAGAGTAACACGCG